TTTGTTTTGTTTATATAACTGCTTTATTGCAATTATGTAGCTAATATACAATTCTTTTTAATATAATAAACAAAAAAGTTAATAAAGTTTATTCAAACTCTAATATATCGCACTTGCTACAGTAGTAGTAGTCTTTATTGTCTTTACCTGAATATATAGTCATTGTCTGTTTACATTTTTTACATTCCATTATTGTATATAGTATTTGCCCCTGTTAGGATTTTGTAGCTGGTAACTTACTGCATATCTAATTGCATCTATTAAATGGTTGTGTTTATCAATAGGTGTATTAGATTTTCTTTCAAGCCAACTATAGTTGTTAAGTTCTTTGATTAAATTAATACTTTGTTCGTCTACTATTAAATCATAGTCCTGTAATAATGATATTCCATAAGTAATAGAACCAGCTCCTTTAATTGAAGCTACAACATTACATCCTTTTGATTTTAATTCTGATAATAAACGAACTTCTGCTGAATCGCCTACTATTAGATTATCTACTGCGTGTTTCATATTTAAGCGTGATATTTCGCTTGTTGTTAGTTTAGGTAAGTAAAAACATTCCTTTAAATAAATAATCTTATTAGCAGTATCTATATTAGTTTCTACTAATGTACTTGGGTCATTACTAAATCCGTAATCCTGACCAAATACACTTACACTTGTTTTTTTAAATTTTCCTACTTGCCAATTAGTAAATATTACACCTTCTGCTTTATTAAGCCAAGAACCAAGTATTTGAGTTTTATACTTTTGTGGTCTACGTTTCTTTATGTTCTCTATTTGGTTTATGTAACTTTCTGAAAGGTTTTCAAGATTATCTAAATAAGTTGTATGTATATAGGTAACATTATCTTTTGAAGTGTTTACACTTTCTTGCACTCCTTTATCTTCAAAGAATCTTTTATATATCCAATGTTCTTTAGTTGTAGGATTTAAGATTAGTATTACTCTATTTTGTTTGCCTTGTTGTCTTACTGATAAATCAATCTTATCAAATGTATCTTCATTAGTAAGTTCTTCTGCTTCATCTAAAACAAAGGTTGTAACGCCTTGTAATGACTTTAGATTAGCCGTCTGGTCTCCACTTGATGTTTTGATACCCTTGAATATTATCTTGCTCCCAGAACGCTTATTTCTTATTTCATCTTTTGTGATATGAAAGTCATCAAACTTTTTAAGCAGTTCAAGTTTCTCAATAAATTCAGGAATAATAGAAATATAAGTAGAAGATAAAGTGTAACGAGTAAACAGAATAGTATGCCCAGCTTCATAAGTTAAAAGAACTAATAAGAGGTTTATAGAAAATGATTTACCAGAACCACGCCCTCCAGTTACTATAAAGTATCTCCCATCTGATTCTGCAATAGGCGAATACTTTTTATTTATCTTAATCACTTAAACTTAATTAAGTCTTTAAAGTTTATGTTAAAGCCATCACTTGATGATATGTCTACTGATTCTTTAGGTTTGCCATATCTATATCCAAAGTATAAGTTCATAGCTCTTGAATCTCCTTTTAGTATTTGTTTGCCTAAAGTCTTTATTACTTCGTCATTGTCTATTAAGGCATCAAGTTTTTCAATTAGTTTTAGTTCGTCTGCTTTCTTTGGTCTACCTGCACCTTCTCTTGCTCCACCATTGTTTTTTCTATTATCCATAATATGTTTTTTAAATTGTTCTAAAGCGTCTTTGCTTATTCCATTTAATACTCCTACAATCTCCTAATATATTTAATCTTGAAACCTTATTATTAAAGTTGTTTCTTTCTTCATTAAGTTGACTGTTTCCATTTTTAGAATCCATATTGAAATATTATTGTTTATTCAATCTATATATATAACGTAATTTTTAGCTTATTTTAAAATAATTCTGTTTGTGTTGTTGTTTTATAACTTGCATCATATTTTTTATTTTGACCTTTTGGATATTTTAAACTATCAAATTTTTTATAATTCATTATTTTTTTTTTTTGTTTTTTACTGGCTATTACATAAACATATCTATATTTTGGTTCTCTTTTAACTTGATATAATTTATCACCATATTTTTTTTTTAGTTTTTCAATTCTGTCTTTTTCAAAAGAAAATTCATCCATTAAAGTTCTACTATGTAAATGTTCTTTACCTTTTATTTTCCAATCTAATTGTGTGTGGCTTTCTCCTGTAAATATAAAATTTGTAGCTTGATATACATATCCATTATGACCAAATGATTTATCAGCATAACTAACAATAATAATAGGTTTTGGTAATAATTTAAAAGATTGTGATATAAAAAAAGAATTAACATTTTTATCTAAATTATCATTGGTACATAATCTATTTAATTCATAAACCAAGTGCATATATTTTTCTCCAAACAAAGATTTTTTCATTGTTAATGGTACTGCATTTCCAAAAGTAATAATACCAACTAATTCAAGATTTTTAAATAATCCAAAACTGAATGTAAAACTTGTTTTTCTTTTTAAATAATGTTTATGCAATAACCACTCTTTACAAAGTTCTTTCTTTATAGACTTTACTTTATAAGTTTGTTTTATCATTCTGTACCTGAAATGATGTCTTTTTTTTGTCTGTCTTGTAGAATACTAAAGCCTAATAATAAATAGTTAATAGCGTCTGCATATCTACTTTCTATTGGTTCTGCTTGTGGCATATAAGGGTCTCCTGCGTGTGTTAAGATTGCTTGTATGTGTTTATTAAAGAATACTGCCCAAACTTCCATAGGTTCAATGCCTATGCTTTCTGCTGTAGATTTAAAGTTGTTTAGAATGTCTATATTCTTTTGTGTGTATTCTGGTTGTTTAGCTTCCATTATCTCTTGACATTTATCAAGTAGATATTTTTTTGTTTCTTTAAATTCTTGTTTAGTCATAATTTTTTTTATAAAATTTTTCAACTCTATCCATCATATTAACCATTTCATATATCATATTCCTATCAATGTGAATATGGTTAAGTTCTTTAGTATCTAAATCAATGTAGTAATCAAACACTTTACCCTTAACTTCATCACATTCAGCGTCCATAAATGATGAAATAAAATTTCCATTGTCATCTAATTTTAATTCTGTATCAAATAAATTAATTCTTTCGTTTATATTTTCACTCATAATTCTGTATTGCTTTTTTTATGTATTCGTATAACTCTAATGTTGATAGGGCTTCGTTTAAGTGTAGTTCTATAGTTTCAAAATCTATATTATTATCTTTTTCTACATCGGATTCTATTTCTCTTATGAATCTTTTTTGTTCCCATATTTTTGATTGCACTTTTAGTAGTGCTTTATCTTTTAGTTTATTCTCCTGCATAAGCTGTTGTGCTATCTCTATATTGCCATTCCCATCCTTTTATAAGTAGTTCTATTCTTGTTAATGCTTCTCCTTCTAAATGTTTAGGTATTTGATTTACTAACTTATATAATGGTGTTTCGTTTTTTAATCTATGTATTTCTTCTTCAAGTTCTTTACATTTTACTTCCAAATAGTTTTCTCTATTTATTCCTTTTAGATTCATACTTGTTTTAAGTACAATCATTCCTTCTATTTCTTGAATCTTTTTATTTGTTGATTTGTATATGTCATAGTTTTTCAATGAGTGCATTACTGTTGCGTGATTAATAGGTGTTCCTGAATCCTCAAAGTATCTTGATATTTCAGTCCATCCCATATTTACTTTTTCTCTTAATATGTAGAAGAATAATCCTCGCATTTCTACTACTTCTCTTTTTCTTGTTTTTTCAAATATGTTTATTCCTGATAGCTGTATTACTTTTTGAGCAATTTCATTTTGCACATTCCAATCATTATCCAATTCTATTATTTTTTTATTCATTTCTTAATTTTAAAAGGTTATAACATTCTGCGTATTTCTGTCTTGCTTTACCTTTGTATTGTTCTTTAAATAGTTCGTATAGTTTTTTTGTGTATTGATATTTGGTTTTACAATCTGCATAATATCTTTCAGCAAACTTTTTACCTTTACCTTTGAAGTAGTTTACATTGTCTGCAGTATCTCCTACTATCATTTGTTCATAGAAGTTATACAATGCTTCTTGTTCGCTTATGTCTAATACCTTTCTTGTTTTATAATGATAGTTATACATTAAGCAAGGAAATTGTTTGTAGTCCTTGTCAATGCTTACAATCATTACATTATCCCTTCCAAATTCATTTGATAGTGTTTGCCAGTATTTAGCTACTAAATCGTCTGTTTCTAATCCATATACAAATTTGCTTTCAAAAGTATCTTTAACGTATTGGTGCATATCGTGAAGAAGTGGAGGTAACTCCTGCTTCTTTCTGTTTGCTTTATATACTGGTGTTAGTATTTTTCTAAAGTTTCCTTTGCTTCCGTTAAATGTAATTACTTTTTCTATTTCGTAATCTTCTTCTAAATCGTTTACAATTTTCATATATTGTTCATCAAATTTAGCAATAGAATCTTCTATGTCTCTATAGTAAGGGTCTTGGTTTTCTTCGTCTTTTGTTCTGTAGCAACTTGCGAAGATTAAGCTGTCTGCGTCTATGAGTAATATCATTCTATAAAAGTAATCAAAATTGGTTTATAAACAAAATGTTTAATAATCTAATTAAAAAAAAAGGGAGGTTTTACCCTCCCATTAGTTTTATAGTTCTCTAATTTCTTCTAACTTATTGTGAGAATCAATCATATCTTTAGCAAATATCTTTATCTCTGCTTCATTAGTTCTTAAATTATCATCATTTTTTGATGATTTTCTTAACCAATCAGCTATTTCATACATTTGTTTAGTTGAATGATTTGAATCCTTAATGTTTAATGCTAAACTTGTAGCTGATAGATTGTAGGTGTAAGATCTTCCAGTTTCATTAACTACATTTAAATGTAATCGTAAATTTGCAATTTTAACACCACTTGTTGTAGTTTCAATGTTTTCTAATTTAATTTCTGTCATTTGTTTTGTTTGTTTTAATAATTACTTCGTTGTAATTATATAGCTAATATATAACAACTAAAGTTATAAACAAAATATTTAATAACTTAATTTAGATTTATTCTTGTGGCTTCGTTTTCTTTTAGTAAATAAACAGGTTTAAGTAATCTTTTTTTAGTCCATAGTGTAGTATCAGGGCAATACATATCTACTGGTGCTGGAAGTTTTAAAGTGTTTAACCAATACAAGTAATTACCTTTAGGGTCATTTACAAAATAAAGTTTAACTACTTCTTTATCCATTTTCATTAGAGCATCATATTTGTATTTTTCTAACATTTTATCCTCATAGTATTTGTTTCTAAATTTCATTTCTATAACACAAGGATTTTTTTTTGGGGTGAATCCACAAGCATCATAATGTTTGAAACCATCTCCAGTCCATTCTAAATCCCAGCCATCCATATTTAAGAAAGCAACTAATACTTTTTCAAACTTTTTTATTGTTTCAATTCCCATTGTTCCAAACGATATTTAATTCACTAATCCATTTGTTAATTTGCTTGGGATTACAGGTGCAGGGATTTGGTAGGTTATGTCCGTATATTTTCCTGTGCAGGTTACAAACCATTTCAAATTCTTCACGACTAATTGTTGATTTTTTTGAAAGCCTAAATTCTTCCCATCTTTTGAAATCATATTTATTAAATTTTACCATCTTTTAATTTTTATCTCATTGAATTTTTTTCTCCTTTTATCACATCCACAATCTGTTCCAGTCTTTTTTGAATACCAATCTACAAGCCATTTAATGCCTGTATATTTTGTGAAGTAAAATATTAAGTCTCCTAATCTCATATTATTTTTTTTAAATTATTATAGCTTACAAAATAGTTGTCGTTATAACCAAAATTTTTTAATGTACTTTTTTGTATTACATCTTCTCTATTAATATAACCCATTAATTCAACTGTTGGTAATTTGACCCAAGCTAATACATATCGTTTAGCATACTTTTTATTAAATTGTTTTACACCTAATAACAAATTAGGTCTACGATTCAAGTCAGATGATTTAACGTCTACACCATTATCAAAATCTGTTCCGTCATCTCCAGTTCCAATAGTAGTAGTATCTACTTCTTTACCTATATAAACTGAATAAGCAACTTCTCCTAATGCTCCTATAAAATGACGCCACCAATCAGGTTTTTTATTTTCATAAGCATTAAAACTTTTTTTAGTAACTGCGTGTCCTACACTCGCACTTCTTTTAAACCCTAAATTTTTAGCAAATTCTATTTGTTTTTCTGTCAATGTAATTATCATAATAATTTTTTTAGTTTCTCTTTTACTTTTTTATAAGTGTTGTAAAGTGAATAGTAAGGTATGCCAGACTTTCGTGATAGTTGTGCAATACTTTCTCCACCTTCTATTATTTCAAATATCTTTTTGTCATACCAATACATATTGTTTAGTTCGTTTTGTATTGTAGCATATACATCTTCATAGTTAGCACAATCAAAGTCTGCTAAAAAATCCCTCATATTGTCTATAGATAATGTAGTCACTTTTGCTTCTTTACGTTTTAAATCCAAGAATAAAGATTTCAATGTTTTAAAAATATAGTAATAATTATAGTCATCTCCAAAATCTATGTCTAAACCTTTGTTGATTCTTTTTTGAATCTTGATGTACATTTCTTGTGTTATATCTTCTGCAGTTTCTTTATTGCAGCCAAAGGAGCAAACAATGTCAATCCATACTTGATGTTTCTTATAGATTTCCGATAAGTAATTCTTCATAATTTAGTTTTGTAATGGGTCGTATAAATCCCCTACGATTTCAGGTAGTCCTATATCATTTACCTTAAAACTAAATGTCTCAAACGCATAACCTCTACTTCTTTTGCACTTAACGGTTATCCATTCTTTATTAACTGTATTTGCTTCTAATTGTATTTGTGTTTCTGCTTTTTTTTCTAAAAAACTTCCAAGATGTCCTGTAGGTTTATCAGAACCAAAGTTAGAATGTATCACACACATAATATGTACTTTATGTTTAGCTGACCATTCCATAAGTCTTTGAACACAAGCATTGGATTCTTCAATATTGTTAACGTCTGCACATAAGTCTGCAATACCATCTACAATAAGTAGACCAGCATTTTCTGCTTTATGTTCTAAACAATAATCTATAAAATCAATTCTGTCTTTATAATTTATAGTTCTCAAACCATAAGTCAAGTAACCATCAGATGTTCCAGACATTTCTGCTACTCTTTTAAAAACTCTTTGACAATGCCATTTACCTTGTTCTGTATCTATGTGGATTAATTCTTTGCCTTCTCTATGACCTTTTAAATCTCCTCCAAAATGATTTTGGTCTGATAAATAAACGGAAGCTATTAATGATATAAAGAATGTCTTTTTAGTCTTTGGAGGTGCTTGTACAAAGCTAAAGTTTCCATAAGTTCCAATAGGTATTGGCAAAAGAATATCTTTTATTTTTCCTTTTATTAATGTTTCTCCAAGCGACAAAGCTACAGGAGGGTAATCTAATTTTTCATTTATATCTATATTACAATCTTCTTCAATAGATTGCATTATAAGATATTGTTCTGTTTGTTGTTCGTCCAGTCGTAATTGCATTTGCATAAATATATAAAAAAAAGGGGTGTGTTAGACCCCTCTTAAAAAAAAATGTTTTTTAGTTCTTAAAATGGTAAGTCATTTGATACAGGAGCAGAAGCATTTACTTCTTCTCTTTCTGCTAACTTTATAATGTCGTTAGTCCAAACTACTTTACCATTTCCAAGATAGTTTCTTTGTGCTTTAGCTTCTCGTTCTTCTTTTGTTTGAGAATCCATAATAGCTACATTGTTACCAAATCTTGTTTCATCGTTTAGTGAAATAGTAAGATTATAATAAACTGCACCATCTTTACCTTTGATAAATTTTTCTTTAGGTAATTTATCTACCCTAATACTTGCATTGATAATTGCACTCATAATTTATTGATTTTTTATATTAATATTATTTTCTTTTGTAATCCATTTACCTTGAAGGTCAATAACTGTATAATTGTGTTCAGTTAAAAGATTAATTGCTTTATTTAACTCTTTTGCTTTTTGCCTATAGTGGTCAAATATTTGATTTTCAAATGCGTTATGTTCTTTATACATCTTTCTTAATTTTAGTTATTAATTCTTCTTTTGTAGTTTTCTTTTTAAATGATTCAGATTCATCTTCTGACATTACACCAAGTTCATAAAACCCTGATAGTTTTAATACACCCCTTGACATTGCACGTTTTTCTGCCATTTCAGCTACATACCAAGAATTAGTAGAACCATCTTTAAAACCTGCTCCTTTTAATGCACTTCCAAATGTTTCTATTTTGGAATCTCCTTTAGTTGCAATAGCTTTAAATACTGCAAAGTTAGGTTCGCACTTTACTACATCATAAGTAATATTAATTTGTGCTTTAGCTTGTATAGCATCAATTCCTGCACGAGTAATTATTGTGTAGTGTTGATGTTTAAAAAAGTGATTAGGATTTAATTCGTACTTCTCGTAAAGTTCTTTTAATTTTTCTTTGTTCATAATGTCAGTAGATTTTGCGATTGTACTTCCAATTTAGCTTCTAAAACATCTTTTGCTTCTAAAGTAAATTGTAATTGTTTTTTAAGTTTTTGGATTTCTTCTTCTTTACCTTTGATAAAGTTTTGATAAAAACCAACTTGAACGTAATGTTCGTGATAGGAAATTGTTCTTTCTTTTGTCATATATTTATTTTTAAATGAATTATAAATATACACAAAATATTTAATAAAAAAAAGGAGCTAATAAAATTAACCCCCTTTCTTGACAAAGACAAATGTACAGAACACTATAAATATATAAATTAGTTTAAGTCGTTTATTAACAAGTTATATTTAGTTATTAACTCCTCTATTTCAGGTGTAGAGAATCT